GTTTCCCAGTCACGATCTAATTAGTCCATCATAAACTTGAGCGTTATCCTTTGTGGATTCGCCGCCTGACGGCCTTACTCGAAGGGTTAAATCTGAATTGCTTATTTCGCCAGCCAACTGGTCCACAATAGGGCCACACTTGTCAAATGTGTATCTAGGCTTGGCTTTGAACTTCTGGATAATCTCAGGTTCCCATTGTCCGTCGCGCTTATCGATGAAGTGATGAGCCTCTCTAACCGCATCCCTTATGTCTTGGTCAGCCTCTTGGGCTTCACCTAATTGCTTGAGAACATCTTTTAAATCTGTAAAGTCGGTAGCCATTACCATCCCTCAAAGTTCAGTGTTACTTTCTTTTTAGAAATAGACGGTAGCTCCTCACACATTGCCAAACAATCGGCCATGCCTGGGGACTCTATACCGTGCTTCTTTTTCATTTCCTGCTTGCTCATGAGTTGGATTTTGCCAGCACCATTAGGTTTTCTTGGTATCCTGCACACCTCAGAGCGCAGCTTGTCAAGTAATTTTATCTCACTTGAGATGGAAATGATACTGTCGGGATTTTGATACTTACCTTTGACCACCCATAAATAGGTGTTATAGAAGCGTTGTGCGAGCTTCATATAGTATTGGGCACGCTTATTAAAGAACGTATCAGCATTGGTTTTAGGCTTATCTCTGCTTCCAAGAGATTCTAGTCCGTCATACACCGCCTTCTTATCTTCAACTTCGTTCGAGCCCTTATACATCCTAAGGTCGCACTTGATACCTTTAAACGAATCTCCTATCTGTCTTCTTAACAGGGCTCCCATCCCATCACCATCCCATACGAACAAATCTGCACCGTCTCGGATGGCTCTCTCTATTGCTATGTCGCACGCCTCGTTACCATCCTGAGCAATAATCTCGTCAGCATCTTTTACCAGCACACCTTTCCTACAGGCATACGCTTTTGAGTCTCCGCCTTCATCTGCTGGGTCGTGTGATACAATTGTAGCGCCTTTTGGGTTGATCCCGAGCTTAACATGAGAGTCAATTGCGGCATCAAACCATTCCTTCTTGATAATAGCTCTCTCGACTGTCTCATTGTATTCACCTCCCCATATGTGATCATAGTAATCCGTTGACTTCTGAGCTTTACAGTCTAATCTTTGCTGCTCCAACTCTGGCGGGAACCATGGGTTCTCTGTGTGGTTCATCTGGACAATCATCACCATATCATCTTCGTATCTACCACACCTAGCTAAGTCTGCCTCACCCCTGGATAGATAATCCTTTGCTATAGCATCCTGTCTTGAGCCTCTATTCATGGTTATCCATATCTCAGGCGGCTCAGCATCATCGGCATTATTCTTTGCTGTACTTCTTATAGATGGTATCAATACATCTAAACTGTTTTGGCTAACACTCTCTCCCTCTTCAATCCAGAGCTTATTAATGCCAGACAATGACTTCAACGAGGTAATGTTTCTTGCTAGGCCTTTATAGACAATTTGACCGCCGCTATGAGTCCTGATTTCATTAGTTAATGATTCAAAGCCTTCTATCTCAAGCCTGTCTATTTCTTCTTTGAGGTTTTGGTGTACTGAGTCATCGATTGAGTTTTGGTATTCTCGAGTGCAACAGATACGCTGACCCTGGTCTGCATATACCAACATAGCATCAGCAACACCTATAGACTTGGCAGACCCACGCCCACCTACAGCTATCTTGATTCTTTTGGGTTTGGACATTAGCCATGCTATGCCCTCGGTTATTTGAAGTGGAATATCAGCCATCAAGCAAAAAGGTGATTAGTGCTGCTGATGCGCTTAGATTGCTTACAATAGAATAGAGTACAGCAAATATACATATAGTTGTCTTAGGGTGGTGCATAAGCCAATCTTCTAGGTTGCTCGATAAAGTCTGGCTTGTTTTTTCTATATATAGATTTCCTGACATTCTGTAATCCATGCGGGCATACGATGGACGCATATCAATCTCTACCTTATCACTCATCACAGTCTCGACTTAATGTAAAAATAGGTTGATATCACAAATCCAACACCTGAAATAATCACGATAATTCCTTTAGCTAGATCGCATTCAGTCATCACTCTTCCTTTTGGTTGTCACTGGCTGAATTATGAAATTATTCTTGATCTCTTTGCCGCCACTGGTGACATCCTGCTCAACCTTATCGTGATATCCATGCTTACCTAACACTAGCTTAGTTATCGCCGCGTTAAAGTCACCAGCGAGCCCTCTGGAAACAAGAATCTTCTCCTGTGCAGCCTGTATTTTATCTAATATATGCGAAAACTCTTTCTTATCTTCCTGGTTGGACCAGTCGTATATAGTTCTTTTCCCTATCCCTAAATAAACAGCTAAACCTACAGCGCTAGGTATCATGTCACCACAATCACTATAGTTCTCTAGGTACCATTTTGCTTTGTCGCAAGTTTCTTCGTTGTATTTGCTTGGTCTGCCGCCTGCCATTATCTTTCTCCAGGAAATATACCGATTAAATCCTTCTCGTGCTTTTCTTCAACTAATTCCTTTCCCAAGGACTCGATAACCTTATCAGCTATTCTTAATTCTATTTCTTTTGTTATCTTAATGTTTCTCAATCTGTATTTCTCGCTCTCGCTGAATTTGCGACTCTTCATTTATGTATTCCCTTAGCTTATCTTTTAACCACTCCCATTGTGACTCAACAGATTTATTTTGCTGCCTGAATAATGAGCCGTTAACCATCAAATTAACAGCCATATGTGTTTTTGTTTTACGCATCTTTATCGCTCATTCTAAGAAGCTCTAATATCATTTCTTTTTGTTCTGGAGTCACCCAGACTCTAAAATCAACCAATCCAGCGCTCTTTCTGCGTTGACGGGTTTCTCTCATTAGCTCGGCTTTTGATTTAGGCATAGTTATATTTTTATGAAAGAAGTTTAACCTTATTTTAACAGGTTATGCGTTACCATTAAAGTACATTTACTTTTTGGCTTTAAGTTTAGCTCTTTGCTTTTTGGCGAATGTGGTGTTTTCCCAATAAGCGTCATTAGAACGATAGTTTCTATTAGATTCTACGTCAAAAGGTATTCGATCACCCTTTCCTGCTCCGCTTGCGTTCTTCTCTGACTTTGTAAGGATTGGAGGTTTGCACTCTCTAGTGTCCTCGCCTCGTGTTATTTCCATGCTACTCATCTATTTGCCCTATCTCTGTTGGTTCTCCGAAGTCGTGATCTGTATCATATATTCCAAGGTGAAATCTAAATTGCTTGTTTTGGTATTCCATCTTGTTTAGTCTCTGCTCAAGGTAGCTATTCTCAACTTCAAGGAAGGTTATTTTATTCTCTAATGATTTAACTCTACTCTCCAAAGACATTATTATGCACCTCTATTAGTTTACAAAGGCTTTTGTGACGCTCCTGATAGGCTATAACTTGCGTTTCAACCATTCTATACTCAAGGTCGTCCATGTTAGCCAACACATCATCATCAAGCGTATAGGCTGCCTGATCAAGACATTCTAAATCTTCATGTGCGAGTGTTATTGTTTCGCATGCGCTTAATACGCTCACGCCTAGTATTAGTAGGCTTAATTTTAAGCTTCTTTTTAACTTCCTTAGCTTCATCTTTTAAGATCTCTTTTTTGGCCTCTTTTTGAGCTTCCCTAACCTCATCAAGCTTCTCGCTTACTTTGACTTTACTTTCAAGCTTTTCTATTTTTCCTGACCGGAATTTAATGAAAGCTAAAAGCGCTGCAATGACAACTCCCATCGCAGAAGCTACTTTTGACCAGATTGAAGTGAATATCATTTATCTGCCAGGTCTTTGTTTGTTTTAAACCTTAGTATAATGTTTCCGATAATCAGGACCATAGATAGGTTGTGCGTATCCATATACTCCACAAATTTAGGTTCAAACAGTGTTGCTGTTAATATCGCAGCGCCAGTCGTATTAAACCATATAGTCATCGAGTGAATACATTTGTTTAGTCTGTTTTTAAACTTTCTCCAAGTCATCATCCATTCCTCATTATTTTGGCCAACCTTGTCGCTCTATCTCCAACTTGGTCAGCCCATTTAGAATCCAGCATCTCCTCAGCCGCAAGATAGTAATTCTTCATAGCTAAGGCTTTATTCATGTTTTTGAACTTTAGAAATCGAGTCATGCCCAGGTTATACAGCATGTTAAGTATAACGCCTCGTCTATATGGATCTAACTCGGAGTAATAAGGTAACTTTGCAGCTTCTTTTGATATTTTCTCGAGGTCGTTTCGTAGGAGATATTCAGCTTCTTTTTTTGTTAATGGGTTGTCGTCTAGGTTTCTTCCGTAGCCTATAGTAATTTTACCTGCAGTGCATTCATATGGTTGACCTCTAAAACCTTCATCTATCTTGATTTGCTCTATTGCTGAAATCATTTGTTAATACCAAATATAATACCAGTTGCCGCCAGAGCTGCCATTGTGCAAACCGCCCCAAATATCTTCATCACAAAACCCCAACGGCTAGAGCTAACCTCCACATCTTTTGTAATGTTAAGTATTAGATCAGATTGTAATGCCTGTTTTTTTCCCTGCTCTTTCTGTGTAACCTCTATCCTCTCAAATCTTTCATCGGAAGCCTTATGCCTTGCCTCAGATTCTATGGATATCCTCACGAGAGAGTCTACTGAATTTGTGAGCTTGTTTAGGTTTTCCTGAGTCTGTTTGTTTTGCTCTAGTATGAGCCTCATTGAGCCTTCGAAAGCTGTTTCTAATTTGCTGCCTATGGAATCTGTCTCGCTCAAAATGTTTCCCCCCCTGATCGTGACTGGGAAAC